GGGGTTTATTATCTTAGTCTCGGTCATAGAATTGGGGGCTGTCGTTGCTCTTGGTGATTATGTCTCTTGGTCTGTCGTTTCTGCGCTCGTTGTGAAATCCGTAGGAATCATTATGAACGAATAGCCGCTCCCAAGGTCATGAGCGCCCGCCGTTATGACAAAAATGCCGACCAATTAGCCCAAATTTATTCATTTTTCAAGGATTTAGGGCTCAAAGGAACTTATTTTGAGGAACTCGCCATGATGACACGGCATGAATTGCTTGAGGTTCTTGAGAGAGCGCTTCTTCTGAATGACAGAATGGGCAAATTGGCCGAGAAGGGGTTGATTTGATGAGTTGTGGCTTCTATTTCAACATGGATTGGATCACCCACGAGCCCATGTTTGATTGGTTGTTGCCAATTGACGGCTACCATGGACCCCAAGGGCCTTGGTGGCAGTGTATTAACTGCGATGAAATCTTCTATTCGGCTACGCTTTGCACTTGCGAAAATTGCAATCCGTTCTCAGGCTATTGTAGGAAGTGCTGAGAATGAGCCGTCGTCGCACTGGAACGCGCTATGTTCCCATCACCATCTCGTTGACGCCCTCGATGATTAACGACATCGAAGCAAAACTCAACGCCAAACAAAGCCGGTCTATGTGGATCGCTTCCGCTATCGAAGTGAAACTCAGCCAAACCACGCTGACCACCGCAGAGGCGACCATGGTTCAATTGAAGTTGGCCTTGCATTCCCGCCTCTGCGGATGTCACAAGACTGCGGATTGCTTGGTCATGAGAGACTTGCGTCGCATGAAGCCTGAAATCAGAGATACGGAATCATGCTGAGAGCAAGTTGAACAGTCTCAAAGCCACCGACGAGGCCGAGAGTAAGAAACGAAACGAGGACATTCAACCGAACGAGCCCTTCGAGGTTTGACTCCTTCTCCTGCCGTCGCTCCTCACGCTCCATGAGCCAAGAGGCGAACCGTTGGGTTCTGTTTGGTGCAGCTGCATTTTCAATCGGTTCAGTTTCAGTTGACATCTTGACTTTCCTCCTGAAGGATGGCGAGAATGGCTTGGTCATCGGATAGTTTCACCCGCTCAAGTTCAATCATGTAATTCCAAAGTTTAGTGGATGTTGAGAAGTTAGCAGTCAATCCAATGTACAAATCACGAACGACGATATGTTGAGGGTCAATGACTCCCTCGCTCCACGTCCCGATGGTTGTGTCACCGTTGAGTTCGATGGCAGACCATGCAAATTGGCGGCGATCTGCCCAGTTCCAAGTAATCACCGTGTTGTTGAGTGGGTCAAGAATCGCTTCCTCGTGTGTTCCTAAGACGGCACATGCATCCAAAGAACCGAGGTTGGAGTCATAGACTTGAACTGGAGCGATGTAAAACTTGGTGACCCGCCATCCATCGTTGAAGTTTCCATCATCAACCACCAAGTTCGTCAAACCACCGTATTGGACGGTGCTGACTTGACCTCGGAGAACACGACGATCCTTCATCGCTTCTTGCCCCCTGCAACACGGTGGGCTTCCTTCACGGCTCGCTTGAAGCCGCCAGCCTTCCACTTGCCGCTCTTCAGTTTGTATCGAGGAGCGACCTTCTTGAAGGCGGCCTTGTATTTGCGGTTGTATGCGGAGACTTTCTTTCTGGCTTTGGTCGCCACGATCGGGGCGGCCATCTCAACACGCTCGCCAACGGAGGTTCCGATGGACATCGCCAGAGATGGACTCATGCCTCGGTCAATCAGCAATTGACGGAGCAGGTTGCAGGTTTCACACAAATGAGCCACCTCATTGCTGGCTCAATGCGAGGGCCATGGCGGCACTTTGGGACATCTTCTCAACCGTGCATTCCAGAACGATCGTGACATACACATTTCCAGCGAAGCCAGCGGAAGCCTCTCCGCCGAGGTAAAGCGACTCAACGCCGATGAGGTAGCCGTTGTTCCACATTTGGGGTAGCATGTCAAAGTCTTGAGAGACATAGGTGGGAAGAGCGCCGTTTCCATCAACATGAATGCGTCCCGAAGCGACAACGGACCGGTCAGAAGGGAGAACCGTGTCGGCTTGGGACTGGGTAGTCAGTTGGAACTGAGCGGCGGCAGGAGTCGTCACAATGTTGGAGGTGCCTGTAGCATCAGAGAAAGAAGCGGCGATGTTGTGGATCCTCACGATCGAGGATGAAAGGGCGTCAACATAAGCCCCCATGTCAATCGCTTCTTCCTGGAAGGTTGCGGTGTTCTCGATGTTTACAGTCTTGCGGATGAAGAAGGAATCTTTCGCCATACCTATCATGATAGGGAAGGGGTTTATTATCTTAGTCTCGGTCATAGAATTGGGGGCTGTCGTTGCTCTTGGTGATTATGTCTCTTGGTCTGTCGTTTCTGCGCTCGTTGTGAAATC